CTTAATCTAACTCAGGTTTTATTCAACGCCACTGAATCCCTTAGGGGAAATAGCGACGAGAACACAGACGGTTCTCCTCCCTCCAGCGCGCCCGCTATTATTGCGACCGTCGTTGGAGTCATGGTGTCAGCACGTCTACTGACTTTCTTAATGGGCTACTCATTTAGCTGCATGAAGAAAGTCATTTCTACCCTCTGGGACTGGGTCCTATACCTTGTGCGCTTCACAAAGTACAAGTTACAGGTTCGCCCTCATGTCCCAGAGACTCCCCTCCGTTTGGAAGCCTTTCTGCAGATGGACAATGAGAACTCTATGCATTATTATAGAGCTAAGTTGGGAAGCAGGGACGTTATAATCGTTCCCAATCACTTCCCAGTCATGTCCACTGTTAGTCCTCTCATTTCAGGACCAGAAATGGCTCTCCCATCTTCCATGCTTGAGAGCGTTAAAACCTCTCCTGGTGTTTTCCGCATTTCAGGTAAAGACCCGATAGGCATGGGATCCAGAATCAAGGTCGGATCAAAAGACTACCTTCTTACTGCGATGCATGTGTGGAATCAGTTACCTGAAACTTTCCGCATTATTGCAAACGGAAAAGAGGTCCCTATCAAACTAAGTGATTGTAGCTTAGTTTTCGGAGCTTGTCCATCCCCGGACATTGAGAAAGGCTTAGATACAGCCGTTGTATCTATTCCTTCGTCAGTCTGGTCAGTTATGGGCATAAAATCTTTGAAGATAGGGAAGCCACTCGCTTCCGCTGTTATTCATTCCTACGGGTTTAACACAGCTGGTGAATTGTGCACGTCCAAAGGGCGCCTCTATACGGGAGCGTTTCCTTTAATAGGGAAACACACTGCGAGTACTCTACCTGGATGGAGTGGAACTCCGCTTTTGTCCACGGACAATGCGGTTGTTGGTTTACACCTCGGCAATCATGCTGAGAGTAGTAAGAATGTGTGGTCTCATTTGTGGTTCGTGACCGTCTCTCATGAGACGACTACCTCAGAATATTCCACCATTTATACCGAATCCACCAGCGCGTCCTTCGGAGATGAAGAGCTTCTAGCGTACGATGTGTACGTTAGTGGCTCTTCAGCCCGGTTGGTCGCTAGAGACCGGTACTATTCTATCGAGCATTCTGACACTCCAATGAGTTGGGGCAACGATCTCGATGAAATGGATTTCACAGCTCCCCTTCCTTGGGAGACCACTGCGGTGATCGTCCCTCCGCGGAAGAATAGGCCTGTGAAGATGCACGAGGCACAGTTACCTCCTGTTGCATCCAATAAGTGTCCGGATTTTCGCCGGTGGCTCGAGAACCCGGTAGACTCCTCGAGCCCCACTATTCCTTTGTCTATCAGAGTCCCCTTCAAACCCCCCCCCAAGAAGTCCAAGACATCATCGATACAGGAAAGTTTACCTACATCCTCCAAACGGAGCAAAGTAAGATTTTCCCTCCCCGTGAAGTCCCGGAAGGCTTCGTTGAAAAGTTCAACGAAGCCTGTGGGGGCACAAACGTTGAAGAATTCGCGTGGCCACGAGTCGACGTCGCCGCTGAGCGACGCTCAATGCTCTACCATGCGAGTCTCTTCCACCCCGGAGATTACCCTCGGGATGTGGTGTCCATCGAGACGGCAGTTGAAAGCATTCAATCTGCTTACCCACACGCGAGTGTACCAGACTGCCTGGCGGGCTGCCAGTCTAGAACTGAAAGCCAGCTTAACGCGATCCGCGATATCATTCGCGACACGATTCGCTTACGAGTTAACCTCAAGTCCGGCCCCGGGTTTCCTTACTCACTGTGGCACGCAAGTAATCAAGGATTCCTTGACGACAGCTTCGACTTCATAGTCGAAGCTGCTCTTGCACGTTTAACAGCCCTTGGTTCCAAGGACTGCACTGAATATACCCCAGAACAACTATTCCGAGAGGGATTAGTTGATGTAGTAAAGATATTTGTTAAGAAGGAACCTCATAAGATCAAGAAGATTAAGTCCTGGGCACTCAGGCTAATCAGCAATGTCACGTTGATTGATCAAATAGTAGACAGAGTGCTTTATTGTTGGCAGAACGAGTTGGAGATTGTCAACTGGAAAACCATACCGTCCAAGCCTGGTTTAGGCCTCGACGATGCGGGCATAAAAGCCATCTATCAGATGGTACAAGCCGCTGGGCTAGAACACGAGTTGTGTTCTATTGATGTCAGCGGGTTCGACTGGAGCCAAAGAGGATACCTCTTCCAGTTCGACGCTAAGTTGAGATGCCGGCTGTATGATTTAGGTCCGAAAGACTGGCTGGCAACAGCTATCTTGAACCGACATCATTGTGTGGCCAATTCAGTATTTGTAGATTCTGGCGGCGCTGTATACGCGCAAGCAGAACCCGGAATCATGTTGAGTGGTTGGTATAACACCAGCTCAACCAACTCCCACATCGCCATCTTCATGGCCTGGGCTTCGCGAAGTTCCTGGGCTATGGCTATGGGTGATGACGTTTTGTCAAGGTGGACGCCTTACCTGGAGAAGGTGTACCGCCTCCATGGCATGAAATTAAAGCAGTGCATTCCTATGACTGCTGAATGTTTTGAGTTTTGTTCAACCCAATTCGTTTCAGGAGTCGGAATTCCTCTCAATGTCGGCAAAATGGTTGTCAAGGCTCTTTCAGCTGCGGCTGAAAATGAGCAAACATCCATTGAGGCATTAGAGTACGAGCTGAGATCACATCCAAGAAAGGATGAGATTCTCTCAGCCGTACGTTTTGCGCGTTCTCAATAGAGAGCGCGACACGACCGTGGGTTTGGTCTACCACGGGTCTAAGACAAGACCATTGGGTCGCCAGAGTAAGAGCCCAAAACCAGTTTCTGGTGCTAATTAAATGCCAAGAGACTGCACGGGCCTCCTATAGGGAGTCTGAGCGATGTACAGTCCGCGTCCTCTTTCGCGCATCCAATCCAAAATGAACAAGAAAACAAAGAGAAACGTTAGAGTTAAGCGCAAAACTCAACCAGCCGCTCAGAAAGATAGAAATCTTCTCCAGAAGCTAGGCGCCATGACCTTGCGAGGTGGTGGAGCCGCCCTAGGCTACGGCCTGGGAAACCCAGCCGCCGGGTATAAGGCTGGCGCATCCTTCTCAAAGTTCTTGGGTTTCGGAGACTACACTGTCTCTTCTAACTCAATAATGACGAAGGCGTCCCAAGGTATTCCTGTGATGCATTCCAGCAACATGAGTACTGTTATCAGACACCGAGAGTTTATTGGCGATGTCATCTCCAGCGGCACCCCCAATACCTTCGATCAAGTGAGATATCCGTTGAATCCCGGTCTTCCCGGATGCTTCCCGTGGCTCTCAAAAGTCGCGCAGCAGTATCAAGAGTATTCCTTTAAAGGAATGGTCTTTGAGTTTGTTTCAACTAGCGCTAACGCTCTCAACAGCGTTAACACTGCGTTGGGGACAGTCATGATGGCTACTCAGTACAGAACGACTGCACCTCTTTTCACTAATAAAATCGCTCTTTTGAATGAATATTATTCCACCGATGCTAAACCGGCTGAGAATTTTGTTCACGCAATTGAGTGTGATCCGAAAGAAAATCCTTTCCAAATTCAGTATGTTAGGAACTCTAGCACTGCAGAACTAGGTGAGGATCTTAAGATGTATGACTTGGGAATTTTCACCATTGCGACCACCGGAATTCAGGGATCCGCGGTTAATCTAGGTGAGTTGTGGGTGTCCTACGAAGTTGAGTTGAAGAAAC